TTCTCCCCTAGGATGCGCGCCGAGTACGACGAGTGCATCGCGCCGAGGCGATTGGAGATGGCGCGGAAGTAGACCCCGGCGAAGTTCTTCTCGTCGTCCAGGATCACGAGCCTGCGCCCGTTGCGAGCCAGGTAGTAGGGCGAGCGGCTGGACATGTCCTGCACGGCAGCGCCGAGGGCGTGGATCGGCGAGTCGGCGAACAGTCGGATGTCGGCCTCGGCAGAGCCGATGCCCCACCGCGTCGAGGCGAACCACTCGGCCGGGTGCCAGACCATCGAGGCGTAGTCGTACCCCGCCATGCGCAGCATCTCCTCGGACATGATGCGCAGCGGCAGCGCACCGAGCAGGCGCGTGCCGAGGGTGCCCATCTTCCACCACGACGCGACCCACTCCCATGACTGCTCGATGGCCTGCAAGCCGGTGTTGATGGCCTTCACGCCCTTGCCGCCGAACTTCTCCCAGTAGCCGCGCGTCTGCCCCATGCGCGTCATGTAGCGGCGCATCTCGTCCAGGTTCGGCAGCCTCCATGCCTGGAGCATGTCGGCCTCGATGGCCGGCTTGCCGATGCGCAGGCCCTCGTCGCTCAGGCGGTAGATGGTCGGGCTCACATCTCGGAACGCGACGCCGTTGGTCCCGGTGACGCTCTCGGCGACGTATCCGGCCGAGCGGTCGTCCATGATCGAGGACTTCCACATCGTCGTGAGGTCTTCCTCGGCCCAGGCCGGGATATGGGGCGACTCCTCCACCATCGACTTCCATGTGCGCGTCAGCCATCGGTAGGACTCATCGGAGGTGCGCAACTCGCCGTTCGACCACGGCATCATCAACTCGCGCATCCGCGACCGCCTGATGCCCATGAACTCGCCCATGTCCCATAGCGCCTGGTAGGAGTCCTCGAGGCTCAGGATGCGCACCTCGTCTCGGAGTCCCCGCAGCATCTTCGCGTCGAGCGAGGTGGACGGCAGCGACAGGAGTTCGCCCGCGCCGGTGGGGCGGTACAGGTTGCGCAGCGAGATGAAGTAGCGTTGCCCGTGCGTCGTGTAGGACTCGGCGAGGCGCGTGGAGTTCGGCAGGTCGAGCAGGTTGCCGGGGAAGCGTTCGACGCTTTCCAGCAGGGAGCGCATCGCCTTGCCATACGTACCGTAGGGTGCATCGACCATGCGCTCGAGGCGCCGGAACGCCTTGGGTGTGAGGTACTGCGGCATCGGGCGCATCCAGTCACGCCCACGGGTCGTGTCCATCAGCCACAGGCGCTCGGCGCGCAGGCTCAGCAACTCATCGCTGGAAACAACGTTCTCGCCCTCCACCCACCGCATCTCGCCACGCGGGCCGTACTCCATCGTGATGTTGCCGAGGCGCGTGTTGATGTTGCTCAGCCGCGCCTCCAACTCAGCGAGGTTCGACGCCTTCCACGTCAGGCCCATCTGCGCCCGCAGCACGGCGATGCCCATGTCGGCCTCGCTGCCCGTGCGGCCGAGGTAGGCGGCCACCTCCCCGGAGACGCCGAGGCCGCGCTGGATGGCTGGCGCGAACTCCTTCCCGAGTTCTGCCTTCAGCCGCCACAGTCTCGCCACCGCATCTTGGAACGGGCGCGTGACGGCGAGTTCCTCCGGCGTGCGGGCGAGGCGCGCGTACACCGCGTTCTTGATCCACGAGTTGCCGATGACCGGGACGACGTACCCGGTGCGCGCGCCCTCGGCGAACACGCGGGTCGCCTCAGCGAGAGCATCTTCGTTGGAGAGCAGCCCTTTACTGAGGGCTCTCGCGTAGTCCTCCATCGTGGCGTACTTGGCCTTCAGCGCCGCGAAAGGCACCTTGGCGACGTAGCGGCCCGCCTTTGCGCCGCCGATGACGGGGAGCACCCACGTCGTCGGATCGAAGACGATGTTCGATGCGAGGAACAGCGTCGCGTGCGCGAAGTCATAGCCGGGGTCCCCCGGCATCATGTCGGCAGCGCGCAGTACCGTGTCCGCGAATCCCGCACCGAGGACGGACGGCGAGGTGTTGCGGTCAAGGTCGTCCTTGAAACGCTCCCACCCCACGTCATCGGTCGCGTTCTCGATGAGGAACGCCTGCACGCGTAGCGCCTGAGCCGTCTCCTCCGGGGACAACTCGCCCGAGTTGATGCGCCCCTCTAGTTCGTCGGCCGTGTCAAGCATGGCCTGTTTGTCCTCTGGGGAGCGCCCGATGCGCTCGGCCAGTTCCGCAACCTGCCCGATGCCGGCGGCGAACGGGGCGCTGACGTAATCCACCGTCTGCCCGAACTTGTCCACCAGGGAACCGATGGCCCCCTCAGGGCCGATTTCTACGCGCATGCCGGGGTGGTTCTGCTCGAGCCACAGTTGCACGCCGTAGGCTTCCGCGAAGTGCGTCTTGGCCCACTCCTCGTCGAGCACGATGACGCCCTCGCCGAGCTTGCGCACCTGCTCGATGCCGAGGTCCCCGGTCGCGCCGGGGAGGCCGAGCACGCGCGCGATCCCCGCCGTGTCGGAGAAGTCCATCGTGGCCCCACCGAGCATGTCCTTTAGCTGCTCGGCGGCGTTCTCCAACTGCGCGATGTCGTCCTCCGACAGAGCATAGGACACGTCGCCCGTGTAGCCCATCTGGATAGCCTTCTTGTACTCGCCCGAGATGCCGACATCGGCGAGGGGTTCCAGCGCGGAGAGCATCTCCTCAGAGAAGGAGAGCGCCACGGCCTGCTCCTGGGTGTTCAGACCGCTAACCGGTTGCCCACTCAGGATGTAGGCGATCAACTCGTCCTTGCTGCGCGTGTCTTGTGGGACGCCGTAGATGTTCGCGTTCTCGATGCCGGTCTGGTTCGCGTTCAGCCACCGCAGCGTGGCGAGCGTGGCCTCCATGCGCGGGGGGTCCATCTCGAGCAGTTCGGCGGCGACGATGGGGGCCATACCCTCGCTGCCCCAGACGCGCGACGCGAACACGGTCGCGTCGTTGAACCAGTAGGTGAGCTTCGGGTCGGCCTTGTCCACGCTCGCCCAGAACGTCGTATCCGGCGCGGTGGTGATGACCCCCTCGTCCACGTCCTTGTAGGTTTCCGCGATGCGCGCACCGGCGAGCATGACCTTGTTCGCCATCGCGGGGCCAGCGTCGGCGTACTCCGGCTCGGGGTAGACCGGCTTCGGCGGCTTGACCGGCTCGGGTGCAACCGGATCGTCGTAGACGATGGGCATGCTACGCCCTTCCCTCGTTCTCCAGGTAGCGGATGGTCGAGTTGAACATAGCCCGCAGCGCCGGCGGCGCATCGGGCATACGGCTCGCGGCGAGCGCCTCCGGCAGGTGGCGGACGACGTAGGCGGGCACGCGGTTCGGGCGTTGCTTGCTCATCACCGGCGCGCGGTAGCCGACGTCATGCGGGGACAGGAGGACCTGCATGTTCTCGCTCAGGCCAGCGTCGTCGCCTTCGTCCATGTCGGGTTCGTTGCCGCGCGCCCACTGCACGGGCACGGTGTTGTCCTGGTAGCCGGCGTCCTCGGGACGCATGCGCGGCGTGAGCGCGTTGAGGCGCGTTGCCGCACCCTGCGGGAGTGCGTCGGGTCCCGTTCCGCGACGGTATTCAGGCATCGTCTACCTCCCGTAGTTGCGTCCTGGGAACAACTGTGCGAGCGGAGGGCCTTGCAGGGCAACCTGCTCCAACTCCTGCTGCGGCGCTCCCTCCACGCCGGCCTGCTCGGCGGGCTGTGCCGGCTGTCCGGCCGCCGCCTGCTCCTGAGCGAGCATCTGCGGCACGACCTGTTCGAGCGCGTCCTCGAAGGTCTCGCCGTCCTGCTTCATCTTGAGCCACGTCTGCACCAGCGAGGACATCGGCGTGGCGGGGTCGCGGACGAAGCGTTGCAGGATGGCGTCGGCCAGGTTCTCGCGGTCGATCTTCTCCTGCGAGGATGCGGAGTCGTCGAGGTAGTCGATCTCGGCGCGGGCTTCCTCGCGCGAGATGAGGCGGGCGGCGAGGTGGTTCAGGACGCGCGTGTCGGCGTTCAGCGGCCCCACGCCCGATGCGGCTCCGAACTTGACCTCGTGGAAGTACCAACCCTTGATGTCCTCGGACGGCAGGTAGGTCGCCTTGCCGGACACGGGGCGCATCAACGGCTTGCGCTCGTCGAGCCAGCGTTCGTCGATGCGCATGCACACCGCGTCGAACTGCTCGCGCAGCGAGGCCATCTTGTCCTGCACCTCGCGCACGACGGAGGTGAGTTGGCCCTGCGTGCGGTCCACGAACGTCCCCGATGCGATGCTCTGCGACACGTTGCCCGCGCGGGACGGAGGCTGGATGGCCTCCTTCTCCTCCTGGTCGGCCATGTACGAGAGCAGACCGAACACGGAGCCCGCCGGCGCGGCGGGCGGCAGGCGGTCGAACACCCAGTCCTCGGCGGTGGGGTCGATCTGGTAGATGGTCGTCGGGCCGGGCTCGTCGTCCGCGTTCAGGACGTTCTTGGAGCGGATGGGCGCGTGCGCCATGGACTCGAGGTAGTCCACGAGGTAGCGCACCGTCTTGTTGCGCACCATGAGCGGCCCGGCCAACTGCTCGAACAGCCCGTGGAAGGCGTCGTCGAAGGTGTCGAGCATCTCGAAAGCGACGGGGATCATGCCGAGGTCGTGGAGCCACGAGTTCACGATGCGCGCCTCGACGAGGCGCTCGTTCTCCTCGACCATGACCGCCTCGACCACCTCGCGGTCGTCGTAGTGGACGACGAACTTGGCGATCTTGTCCTTCTCGGGGTCGGGGTCCAGCCCGAGGTCGGGGAACTGGTGCGCGAGGATGCGCTCCTTCACGTCCTCCACGAACAGCATCGAGTGGATGCGCCCGTTGCGCACGTCCGGGTAGCAGAAGCGCGGGTTCAGGCGATGCGCCTGCGGGTAGGGCGAGCGGGAGTCGTGGTAGATGCCGAGCGCCATCATGCCGGTTCCGGCGATGTCCAGGTACAGCTTGCGCTCGCTCGTCTGCATACGGTTCACGATCCAGTAGCCCTCGTTGATGGACTCCCGCACGCGCGCCTGCTTCATGTCCCGGTCCTTGTCGCCGGCCGGGATGAACTTCACCGAACCGCGCCCCTCCGACGCCAGGCGCGAGATGTCGTGCAGCGCGTTCTTGAACTTGTTCTCGACGTAGGGGATGTCGGGGACGCCCTGCTCCGAGGGGAACAGGTCGTTCAGCGCGCCGCGATAGAGGCTGTCGCCGGCGAGCATGCGGTCCTTGTGGTCGCGGAACGCCTCGGTCTCGCCCCGGTAGTTCACCTGCGCGAGCAGGTAGTCCTCGGTCACGCGCTGTGCCGCGATCCTCTCAGCCTTGGACTGCTCGGGCCGTCTAGTAGCCACCGGCACTCACCTTCCTGTCATCGTCCTTCGCGCGGCGTGCGCGGTGCCACATCTTGTAGCCCACCTCCGCCGTGTCGTTCTCCGCCTTCATCTTGGACATCCACGACCACCCCCCGCCCGTCGAGCCCTTGCGGCGCGTGGGCAGGAAGTAGGTCGGGCGCAGCGACTTGTAGTTGAACTTCACGAACCACAGCGCCATCAGCAGGTCGGAGGTGTCCCCGTCCGGCCACATCAGGGCCTCGTTGGCGAGCATGTCGCTCATGCGCCGGGCGGTGTCGTCCCCGTAGGGCAGCGAGATGCGCGAGAACTCGAAGTCCGACGCGAGCGACTGCACGCCGTACTCCATCGAGTTCTTCTTGGCGGTCGTGTGGTGCAGCATCAGACGCACGCGGTCCTTCAGCGCCATGAAC